CAGTTGGTGTACCTGGGGCCGCGCAAGTCGAAAGGCGGGCGCCCGGCGCATCTGATCGAATACGGCACCGGCCCCCGCTCGCGCAAAAACGGGGGCTCGACAGGTTCAATGCCTGCCAAGCCATTTATGCGGCCCGCTTTCGATTCGCAAGCGGGCAACGTGGTGGCTGAAATCCGCAAGCGCGTTAAAACGCTACTGACTTCCAACTTTCAAGGCGTTAAATTCTGATGACTGCATCTGAGCTTATCTACTCCCTACTCACCGATGATGTAGCGGTTTCCGCCATCGTTGGCGCGCGGGTGTATCCGCTCCGGGTGCCGCAGAACACGGCCCGCCCGGCCATCGCCTACCAGCTTATCAGCCGCACGGGCGAAAGCTGCTCCGGGGGCTACCTGCCGGAAGTGTCACGCATTCAGGTAAGCCTGTTTGCTGCCACCTACGCGCAAGTGAGCGCCTTGGATGATGCCGTGCGCGGCGCCCTACAAGGCTACCGCGACGGCACTACTAGAATCGACTTTGACGGCGCCCGCGACGATTTTGACGAAGGCGCCGATGGCTACTTCCGGCCGGTAGACTACCGGGTCCGGCTCTGACTTCTCCCCCTTTTAACTGACTTTCTTTCAACAATGGCAGGAACTACTAAGGCCCTCATTGGGCAGGACGTGTCCTTCACCGTGGACGGCGTGGCCGTGGGCTGCGCAACGCAGTTGGACTACACGATCACGCGCGGAATGATTGATGTGACGTGCGCCGCGTCTGCCAACTTCAAAGAGCAGAAGCCCGGCCAACTTTCCTGGAACGGCACCGTGAACGGGGTTACTCGTATTACAACCGGCGACGACATCGCTACCAACGTCACCAGTAAGCAGCTCTTTGACAATATCAAAGACGGCGACCTGATTGTCGTTTCGTGGACCGAGAGCGACGGCACCGTTGACCACGATTACAGCGGCAGCGCCTACGTATCGAGCCTGCAAAAGAGCGCCGCCCCGGTTGCCGGTGGCGAGGCCACTTTCTCGTGCAGCCTCGAAGGCACGGGCGCCCTCACCTGCACGGTCAGCTAATGGCAGCCGCAACCACTTCACCCGCTCCGGCTGTTGGCCGGGGCGTGGTGTCGGCTGCCTACGGCGGCCAGCCGGTAACCCTCTCTTTCGCGCTCAACACGCTTCTCGCCTACACCACCGCCAACGGCATCACGCCCTCGGCAGCGGTGGAACTACTCGGCACGAACGCCCTAGGCCTGATTCGCGGCCTGACGTTCCACGCGCTTCGCCGCGCGGGCGCTGCCATCGAAAACGAGGAAGCGGCGGGCGATTGGCTCGAAACAGTAGACGAAGCCACGGGCGATGCCATCGGTAAAGCCATCGGCGCGGCCCTGACTGTGCCAAACCCTACCCTAGCGGGCCTGCAAGGGGTGATGCAGACCCGCTTCGCAGAGATCGCCGCAGCGAGTGGGACGAACTAGAGCGCGCCGCGCTTGAGGAAGTCGGGCTGATGCCTGACGCCTTTTGGCGCCTGACGTTCGCAGAGTTCCACCAGCTTTTGCGCGGCCATCGGCGCCGGGCAGAACAGCAATGGGAGCATACCCGCTTTCTGGGCTCGCTGATGCTGGCCTGTGTGAGCGGCAAGGACGCCCCAACGCCGGAGCAACTAGTGCCGTTGCCCATTGATGCCGAACGCGCCGCCCTACGCGCCGCTGTGGCTCCGCCGACCGCTGAAACAAAGGCCGCGCTACTGGAGCGCATCGAGGCCCGAAACAAACGACTAGCCGCCAAAAACGCCCCAAATGGCTGACATTCTTGCCTCCCTTGCCGTCGCCATCGGGGCCGAAACTTCGGGCCTGACCAAAGGCATTGCCATTGCCAAAAAAGAGCTTCGGGGGCTGGTCAACTTCGGAGCGTCGTTGCAGGACATCGGCAAGAACCTGACTATCGGGCTCACGGCGCCGCTGGGCCTGTTGGCGGGCGCGGCCATTCAAGCTTCCGGGGAATTGGACGGGCTACGGCGCGGCCTCTCGCTATACGTCGGCGAAGGCCAGAAGCTCACAGCCGAACTTACCAAACTCAAGGAAGTAGCGAAGCTGCCCGGCCTGGGCCTGAAAGAAGCCATTCAGGGCAGCACCAACCTGCAAGCGGCGGGCTTCTCTGCCGACTTCGCGCGACGGGCCCTGGTGGGCTTCGGTAGCGCCCTGGCGAGCGTTGGTAAAGGGAAGCAGGAGCTTGACCGCGTATCGCTCGCGCTTACGCAAATCAACAATACGCCCTTCGTGCAGGGGCAAGACCTCAACCAGCTTCGGCAGGCGTTGCCTCAAATCGGCGCCGTGATGAAAAAGGTTTTTGGCGTCACCACCGTGGAGGCGCTGAAGGAAGCGGGCATTTCAAGTAAGCAGTTCATTGAGGGCGTAACGGCCGAATTTGAGCGGCTGCCCAAAGCAACGGGCGGGCTCAAAAACAGCCTCGAAAACCTCTCCGACGCTTCTACGATTGCGCTTGACGCGGTGGGCAGCGCGTTGGATCGGGTGTTCAATGTGCAGGGGGCGGCCGACGGGGTGTATAACCTTGCCACGGGCTTCGCGGCCCTGCCCCCTTCGGTGCAAAACACCACCGTAGCATTGGGCGGGCTGGCTGCTGCCCTTGGCCCGACACTGGTAGGCATTGGTGCGCTCGCCAAGGCCACGCCGCTACTCGCCAACGGCTTCGCCCTGCTGACCTCACCCGTGGGCCTGACGGTCGCCGTATTGGCCGGAGGCGCCGCGCTTATTATTGCCAATTGGGACAAGGTAAGCGCCTACTTCACCACCGGGGACGGCGCCGGGGCCTTCAAGGAGCTCAAGGCGGTCGCCACTGAAGCCTTTAGCGCCATTAGATCGCTTTCTGCTGTGGTGACGGATGCGCTGCGCGATAATTGGGGCACCGTTGCCACGGTTGTCGGCGGGGCGCTTCGCGGGGTGCTTGGCGTCGCCACGTTGGCCCTGCAATCGCTACGGGGTGCCGTGCAAGGAATCAGTGGGCTAGCGAAAGGCGATCTTTCTGAAGCGGGCGTGGGCTTCAAGGCGCTGGCCGCTTCGATGGTTGGGGTTGTGGTGCCCGCTGAAACGGCGGCGGACAAGCTCGGGCGCCTCAATGTCCGCATCAAAGAGCTATCCGCCGACCTGCAAGCCAATAAGGACTTTCTGAAGGCGCGGCTGGCCACGGGCGGTACGCTAGATGGAAGCTCGGAGTTGCTGGCCAATATCGCCAACCAAACCAAGCAGCTCAACGCCCTGACGGCGCAGCGCCGCGAGCTTTTTCAGGCGGAACGCGAAGGCCTGGGACCACAAGAGCTGTCTATTGCGCTAACCGCAGAGCAGAGCGCCATCACTAGCGAGCTTTCTGGGGCCACCAACAAACAGTCCGACGCCCTTGCCCGGCTACAAGCCGAAATCCGCTCCAACCTCACCCTGGGCAACGCGCTGGGCTCGGAGTTCGACTTTGTAGCCAAACAAGCCGCCACGTTGCAAAGCGGTATCGAGTCGCTAATCAAGGCCGGGTGGGAGCCGCAGGGGAAGGTAGTGCAGGGCTTCATTGGGCAGTTGAAAGAGTTGCGCGAACGGCAGGCGCTTTATACCGCTGAACTGATCGGCACGCAAGCGGCCATCAAGGGAGGCGGGGCTATTCAAGGCGGTGTTGACACGTCGGCAGCGGCGATTGACCCGAACGCCGGGCGCACGTTGACGGTGGGGGCGCTGCCTACAAAGCTGCCCGCTCTCGACACCAAAGATTACAGCAAGTCACTAGAGGACGCAAGGCAGAATACGCTTGACTTCTCGGGAGCGATTACGGGCGCTTTCGTGACCCTTGGCGAAACAATAGGCGCCGCTTTTTCCGGTGTTGATGTGAACTTTGGGAGCGTGCTATTAGGTGTCCTCGGCAAAATGGCGTCGCAGGTTGGGCAGGCTGCTATTGCCATTGGCGTTGGTATGCTAAACATTAAAGCGGCGTTCTCCAACCCGTTTAGCGCCATTGCGGCGGGCGTGGCATTGGTTGCAGTAGGCGCGGCTCTATCTTCGGCAGCATCGGCCAGTAATGTTATTGGCGGGGGCGGGGGCGGGTATTCCGCGCCATCGGTAGGTGGCTACCAATCGCCCCGCCCTGCCACGCAATCCACCTACAAAGCGGGCGACATAACCCGCAAAGTGGAGTTTGTGTTACGCGGCCGTGACCTCGTGGCGGTGGGCGACCTATACGGAGCTTACACCTCTCGCCTAAACGGCGGTTAGCGCATTTCGTAGTCTATGCGGCCTCCCTGCTTACTAGCAATGCCGTAGATGCACTCAAAAGCCCGCCGCAGGTAGGGGCCGCTTCCGCCGTATGCGGCCTTTTCAACCGTTGGCCCGCCCGTGGAAACGCCCCACCCAAGGGCAACGTTTACGTGTGCTTCACACCGGCCCGACCACTCAATCCGCTTGCCATTAATACGGGCCGTGATCGCCATATTCCAGAGCCCGTTTTTAGGGAAGGACTGCACGGCGGTAGTGACAAACCCAAGGGCGGCGCTTGTCTCGGCAAGGGCGTACCCGTTATTCATCAACAGCCCCGCCACTTGCTTTAGTGTGGGCGTGTCGGGCATTGTAACGATGATAGTATTGCAGCCCCGGAAGGGCAGCGAATCGCCGGGCTTTTGAGCGAGGGCGGCGAAGGTGGCGCAAGCCAAAAGCAGGGGCAGTATCTTTTTCACGCCGCCAAGGTACTACCGATTCGATTAGTTGACGGGAAGGCCCGAAACTCTTAGGCGCCCGGTGCCTTGCCGGGGGAGCTTTGGGGTATGGCATTAGTCCTTCTAAAGTCTGATTCGGTGTATCTGGGTGGCACCCCGCCCACTTTTGATACAACGACCTACGAATGGGACACGCTTGCCCGTGCGGTAGTGTCGGGAACAAGCGTTACGCCGTACTCTGCCATTTACGACAAGCCGGTTGATGAGATTGTAGACAGCTACTGTCTTAATCCTGGCGTTTCGCCATTTGAGCGGCAAGAGGTCTATCACGACGGCGCGGGCGGGGTTACGCTGCCAACCCCTATTTCCGGCTCTGGCCTCTGTGCGCCCATCCCCACGTCAGGGCTGGCGATTACGGCCGTGGTGGTGACACCGGAGGGCGTGGAGTCGTTTGGATCGGCTACCGTTTCGGTGACGGATGCCGTGGGCGCGGTAGAGTATTCGCTTGACGGCTTCCGGCGCTCCAAGCAATCGAGTAGTATCTTCAATAGCCTAATCGCGGGGAATTACACCGTTTCGGCGCGTGACACCACGGGCGCCACCGCTACGGCCCCCGTTACTGTCACCGCCCCGCGGGGGCTGCGCTACCGCCTGCCGTTCCTTGACGCAGCGGGCAATAGCTGCCGGGCGGACCTCTTTGTGCGCGGCTACGCGGGCGCGGAGGAATACTTGACACCATCGGGCAGCAGCCCCGTTATTATTCGCTGGCCGGGCGGCGCTACTGACCACGTTTTTACACAGCTTCTACGCGGCTCCGAATGCGAGATTAGCGTGTTGGTGGAGACGCTGGGGCAGCTCACCGATCTATACGCCTCAGATGAGCGCCGCACCATCGTTAAGGTGTTTCGCAGCAATAGTCTGATTTGGACGGGCTACCTGCTACCGGAGCAATGGGAGGCGCCGCACTTGTCGCCGCCGTTTGAGTCGGTGCTTCGTGCTACCGATGCCGTGGGGGCGCTTACGCTGCCCTTTGCCGACCCGCTCGGCAACGTGCTGACAACACCGCTGCTTTCGCATATTGACACCTTGCGCCACTGCATTATGCTGGCCGGGCTGGGCGATACGCTGCCGTTTTCGGTGGCCTTGCAGATGTGGTCTGATCGAATGCTGCCCGCGCCGGGCGTTGACCCGTTGGCGCTGGTCGGCACCCGCACGGCCGGATGGGAAGACGAAGACGGCGTGCCGCTTGATGCGGTTGATGTTCTCAAGGCCATCTTGGGCTACTATCAGACGCGGTTTTACCAGTGGGCCGGGCGGTGGTATGTCGAGCGCCTAACGGACTTCGGCCCTGTCACGGGCGGGCGCCTGACGCGCTACACGGCATTAGGTGTGCCGGGGGAAACAACCTACTCCTACCGCCCCGAAACTGTTATCCTGCCGTTTGACACAGACGACCGTTGGGCGCCGCATTGGGTCAACGCCTCGCAGATTCGGAGCCTACGGCCAGCGGTGCGAGAGGTCGAGATTGCCAACGAAATACGCCCAACCCTCAACCTGCTACCGGAGGGGGATGCGTGGCCGGAAAGCTGGCAGCTACCCTCTGGCGACCTCTGGCAATGGGAAGGCAATGCGGCGTATAGCATCGTAGAAGACCCCGACGACGCCGAAAAGCGGGCCTTGCAAATGCCCTTTGCGGGCTTCGTGGCCGCTTCTCAGGCGCAAATGTTGGCACTGGCAAGCGCCGCGCCGGGCGATAAGTGCTTTCGCACTGACCTCGGAAACACCTACGAATTAACCGGCACCCCCTATTCCTCCCTTGCCAGTTGGACCGACCGGGGCGCCACGGTTTACGATTACATCGAGCGCCGCATCCGGGTGCAAACAGCGGGCACAGAAGCCACCTACGGCGTTGTGATTGACATTGAGCGCCTGACTGGCACGGACGGCGGCGCCGATTCGCGCTTTGTTCTGGCCGTCGCCATTAACGGCTGGACACTGGTAGCGAACGGCCTGCCGCAGGGCAGCACCAACAGCGTTAGTACGTATTTTCAACTAGACACGGTTCGCAAGAAGCCGGAAGCGCAAGGGCCGGGCAGCCCATTTGGAAGCCCTGACGCGCCGTTTGACATCCTGATACGGCTTTACCCGCATCACATTCAGGGCGATGTTCTGATTCGCTCCGTCAAGCTGGTGCTTGGCGAGCAGGAAAACAACCAAGGGGCGGGGGTATTTGATTTTAAAGACCCGCAGCCCGTTGTCAAAACCACAGCCGCTACCGGCGCCCTTCGCGCGACGCGCCGCGATGATGGCGGCGTGATGGCATTGGTAGAGGACGCCGATCCCTACGCGCGACATTCTTCAATGAACCGCCCGACCGGCTGGCAAAATTCGGTTATTCACGCCGATGGGCGCCCGCTGGTGCGCTGGTTTGAAGACCCGGACACCATCGCGCAACCGTCGTTTCCGGCCTACGCCGAAGGTTTCGCCGCCGCTGATTTTGTGGCGCGTGACCGCGCGGTGTGGCAGGCCCGCCCCGCGCAAGCTCTTTCTGGGCAGATTGATGGGTGGCTGTCCTACGGTCCCGGTACCCTGATTTCAGACCCCGAAGCGGGCGACCGGCTTTTTGCCCAAACCTCGACTGAGCTGGACTTGGCGCTGATGCGCTGGAGCGTCACGGCGGTAGAGCTTACCAACGCTCCGGCGGCGGCAATACCCGACACGCACGACCACTTGCTACTCGAAACGGGCGGGCTCTTCCTGACGGAAGACGGCGCCCACATCACCCTCGAATCCGACTAACATGCCCCTTCCTGTCGAAAAGAAAATCAGCGAACTTGATGCCGTTGCGGCTGACGCCATCGGGGCTGATAGCCTTGTGCCGTTGGTGGTTAGTGGCGTCAATAAAAAGGCGCAAGCGGTAGAGGCTGGCGAAGCCTTTGGCCGCTACCTGCAAACCATCAACGCTTCCGCCGTCACGATGGCGACGGAGGACGAAAGCGACACCCCGCAACCCTACTTCCGGCTCTTGCCCGGTGGCGGGGCCATTGCCAACCACGTCGTAAAAGACAGCGGCACGGGCGACGTAATCAGCAGCGAGATGCTGTTTACCACGTTCTACAATGCCACCACGCCCGCCGCTACCCTGTGGCGGTCGATGGGCAGCGGGGCGGTTGTGGTGGCAGCCTTTGACCCGTACAGCATCCCTGGCGACGCAGGAAGCCCGGCCCGCAACTTCGCCGATGGCGAACTAGTGCGCCAACTAATCGGCACCGACGAACGCCTATTTGCCGCCGATGGCCCGCTGAATGCTATTGACTTTTCGCCAACCTTCCTAGTGCCCGCCCCTACCGGCACGGGCAGCGACACCGGCGTGTGGGTAGAGATCAGCCCGGACACCGGCACTACCACGGCCCCGCTGATCGACATTTCCAACGCCGATCTCTACGACGCGCTCGACGAAATCGGGGGCTCTGGCTCGCTCCGGCCCGGCCTCTACCGCGTGCCGGATGCGACAGGCGGGCCGGTGTACCTGATTGCTGTGGGGCCGCATCGGCTCTGGCCGGAGTTCGCCGCGCAAGATTCCAGCGGGTCGGGCACCCTCTACCCCGGCACCTACGATGTGGCAACCAACCTCTTCACCCGCACCTACAACGATGCACGAAACCGGCTGGTGTTTGTGCAGCACAACGACTTGACGGCTGTAGGCTTCAATAACCTCGACAACGCGCTGGCAGAATTGATCGGCGGCGAACAGGAATCGCTGGTGCTGAATGGCGGGGGCGGCGACGGGGGTGGGCTAACACTGCTGGCCTCTGCCAGCAAAGACTGCAACCTGCAAGGCAATAATAACCTGATCCTAATACCGACAGGGGTTGCACTGGAGCTTTCAAACTCGCGCATTTACAACGCGCGCTTTGTAGGGCTTGGCGACCTGACGGCGGGCACGTTTATGCGTGGCTGCTACGTGCAAACAGACAGCTTTACAGCGGCGGGCGTTCTGGATTCGGTGGAAATCGACTCCGGCACCACAATGCTGGCAGGCGGGCCGAACACGCTCACGTTGCGCGGGTCTACCATTATCACGGCCGGGCAGATTGCCGACTACATCACAGACGGCGGAACGGTTATCGACGAGCGCGGCGGGAGCAGTTCCGGCGACGTTGCCGGAGACACCCACGCCGCTACCAGCAAAAGCACGCCGGTAGACGCCGACGAACTGCCCTTGGTGGATTCGGCGGCATCGTGGGCACTCAAGAAACTGACGTGGGCCAACCTAAAAGCGACGCTAAAAACGTACTTCGATGGGCTGTACAGCGGGCGCAAACTATGGAGCAGCGCCACGGCCGTCACCTGTGACACTACCAGCCCCTTCAACACCACCTCGGAAGTAGAGGCTGATTTTGTCACCCTGAGCGCCAACGAATTTATCGCGGGTGACTGGATTGACGGGCTTGTTTTGGCGACCCGCCCCGGCTCGCAAGCGGGCAATATCACGGTGCGGGTGCGGATGGGGACGAGCGGCACGGCTACTTCAAACCAGTTGATTGCCACCTATATCGCATCAAGCGCAATCACGGACCTCTGTACGCATTTGCGCGTTGCCTTGACCAGCACCACCACGCTGTATTACAACGCCATCACGGCCAGCCAGAGCAGCACCGTAACGGGTAGCAGCGCGGGCCCCGGCTCTACCAACGTGGACACCACCGCCGCCATGCGGCTTTCAATCACCATCCAAAAGGGCACGGCATCGGACACGATTGTTTTCCGCAGCCGCCTTTTTGAAAAACACTAGTCTCGTGAAGAAACTACTCGCCATTTGCGCGTTAAGCCTTTTGCTTTTCAGCGCCCACGCACAGCAAATCACTGCTGCGTTTTTCGGCCAAAGCAATATGGTTGGGCAGGGCGATTCTGCCCAAACGCCAAACATTACCTCAACAATGGGGCTGCAATGGCGTTGGACGTGGAGTGCAAGCGCTCCCAATTACGGAAGCGGATACTTTATCCCCCTTCGTGACGTAATGGCGCCGGAGGGGATCGCCTCTCGTCGCTCTAATACCGGCTCTCTTTGCCCGCGGCTTGCGCTAAATCTATACGCAGCCACAGGCAAGCAGCTGCGCTTCTGTATGGTGGCGCAAAGCAACACCGGTTCGTGGTGTAAACCGGGGGGCAGCGCGAGCAACGTATGGCAGGGTAGTTCACTGCTCTACATTCAGGCCGTGCGCAAGGTGCGCGGAATGCTCAACCACGCCAACTGCAAAGACACGCTAGACGTGGTGGTGGTAACGGGCAATGAAGACGATGCCGCCAGCTTGGGCGACCTGCCGACGCTCTACACGCAATACCCGGACGGGTTCGTAACCGACACGCTCGTTACCTCAGGCGGCGCCACGGTGTACGGCCAGACGTTTGCCAACCCGTCAAACCTGCCAAGTGCCTACGGTGTGATTGGCGGCTTTTACGAATCACTGTTGGCCGACTTCCCCTTTGCCCACCTAGTTATTAACCAGAATGGGCTTTGGAATACCACCCCGGCCCGGCTATTGGGCAGCCGTCAATGGGTGTGTGTTCAGCGGCGGCTAGTGCGTGACTTGCAGGCCAAGTATCCGCAGCGGAAGATTACGCTGGTACGCGGCGCCGACCTGTTTGGGGCCAGCGGAATGCAAAAGGCGGATAAGGTACACCACAACCAGACTGGCCTCGACTGGCTGGCCGACAAAGACGCGGCGGCTATTACGGCCCCGTAATTCCCTACCCCTAACCTCCCCTCTGTTCCCCGATGCTCGACCAAATCGTTATCCCCGCCGTTCCCGCGTGGATTGTCTCGATTGCCTCCCTGGCTACGCCAATTGTGATCGCGTGGAATAATCGGCGCAACCAAACCACCGACGCGCAAACGACCGCCGAACGACAGGAACGCGCCGACCACGCCCGCCGCATCGCCACGCTGGAGCAAGGCTTTGCGGGCCTCACGGCAGAAGTGCGGGCGGGAAATCATCTGCTGGAGATGATCCACAACGACCTGCGCAGCAAATGAGCTTCCGCAACTTCTTCCACCCCGCCCCGAAACGGGTACAACGCTGGGCAGCCGCGCTGAAAGGCGTAGGTGGCGTGTTGGCCCTCTCGACAATGGCGACCGAATACCGTTGGCTGGCCGCGCTGGGCCTTGTGCTGTGCGCCGTGGGTGAAGGGCTGGAGAAGCTGACCGCCGACAACACCACCCCACCCCCTGCCGAATGAGCTACACCCTTCACCACGGCGATTGTCTGGACGTGCTACGCGCATTGCCGGATAACTCCGTGGACTTGATTGCCACCGACCCGCCTTACTTCCGTGTGAAGGGCGAAGCGTGGGACAATCAATGGAAGGACGCGGGCGCGTTTCTGGCGTGGATGGATACGCTTTGCGTGGAATGGAAGCGGGTGCTTCGCCCTAACGGCTCGCTGTATGTATTCGCTTCGCCACAGATGTCGCACGGCGTGGAGGGTGTAATACGGCGCCACTTCAACGTGCTGAATAATATTCGTTGGCAGAAGACAAAAGGGCAGCACAAGGCATCCTGCAAAGAGGCCCTTCGCGCCTACTTCCCGGCCTCCGAAACCATCATCTTTGCGGAACACCACGGCGCCGATAATATGGCGAAGGGGGAAGCGGGGTACGCGGCCAAGTGTGACAAGTTGCGCGGGTTTGTGTTTGAGCCGCTTCGGGCGTACCTCGACGGCGAACGCCAGCGGGCCGGATTCACCAAGGCCGAATGCAACGCCTTATTTAGCGGCCCCAATATCACCC